AACCTTCTGTACGGCGGCGTAGCCTTCGTCGTTGTTCAGGCTGAGGGTGGTTGCCAGTTCGGCGTCAACACCGGCCATGCCCGTTTTGCAGAGTTCCTTGACGCGGTCGATAGTCACGACGGCGACAGCACGGACAATGTAGTCCAGCTGAGAAGGCTGCGGGTAACGCTCGGCCAACTGCTTGAGTGCAGCGTTGGTGTAGATCGCTGGGATTTCCTTCATCACCACCGAGTACGGCAGCGAAGCTTCGATCCGACGGGCGTTGACATATTCTTGCACTTCGGCCGCCAGCTCTTTGATAGCCGGGAGCACTTGGGTGCGGGTGATTTCATGCAGACGGGCAACCGAGAGGGAAGCCAGCTTGATGATGTCGGCTTTCGCCACACGGTGAACGTCACCGCTGGTGCGCTGTTGCAACGTGGCAACGATGTCGCTGTTCTCGCCGAGGCTGTTGTCGATCAGGCTGTTATCCACAGCCATGGCCATGCTCATCAGCGGCGAGTTATCGTTCGGCAGCACACGGAGCTTACGCTCGTCCAGGCGCTGAACGACTGGGAGTGCGGCCTCGATCGAAATACGGTTAAGCATTATCGCGGCCCTCGATCACATTGTTGATGTCAGCTGCTACAATAGCAGCGATGGTGCGGTCGTTCAGCGGGGCGCCTTCCAGGTGGTTGGAGACGAGGTTACCCGAGACGTTGGAGATGATCTCCACCGCCAGATCCACGGCGTTCGAAATCACCGACAGATTTTGGAAGGTAGTAGCATTGCTCATGAGGCAAGTTCCTGTTAAATTTCGAGGCGCTGTAAAAGGAGATCCGGGGGTGGGTACCCCCGGACTTCGACTACTTGGTATCGTTGGCCATCCACATCGCTGCTGCTTTCTCACCAATCGAGGTTTGCACCGCAATCGACATACCGATCAGCAGGGCTGACAGGACGATACGGTCCATGACCGATTTAGCACCGAAGATGGCATTGATCTGCTTGCCTGATTCCGTTTCGTTGATACCGTTTAACCGGTGACCGACGACGGTCTTCATCTGGTTACAGAACACTGCCTTATCACCGACACCCATGCCTTCACGGTGAGTGATGTAGATTTTAATGGCCACGTGATCGAGTTCCAGACCGTTCCCATCAATCCGCAGGGACTGGTCGACCTGACCTGTGACAACCGGTTTGCCGACATGTCGTCCGTATCGCCGTGGTAGAAGACTTCGATCTTCGAGACCTCACCAACAGCGCCAGCAGTAGGCGTCGCTGAGGACATCATTCGAAGGGTTTCAAGGTCATCGTCAGAGAAGAGTCCAGAATCCGCTGTTACAGCATCTTCAATCGTGCATAAGATACTCGTGATGTCCGTATGGTCCCCTTCCTTCACCAGGTTACGAACGGTCTGGTCAAACCGCACCACGACTGTTTTCACCTTGGTGACTTCCGAGCCCAATTGACTGGACAACCAATCGTCTATTGCCGAGGAGTCTTCCAGGGTATAGGACGCTTCCATGAGTGCCGTGCGGGCGATGACCCCAGCTTTCCACTGCACTTGATGGCGATGGAACTTGCTCGGCTTAAAGAAGCCCGAGTTGTACTTGAGGATGTCACCGGCTTGGACCTTATCGCCCAACTGGAACGTCGAGGCTTGTTTCTGCGGATAGACCGACCCGGCTGAAATACCGTACTGGGTCGTCAGGTCAATGTGTTCGAAGGTTCCGTCTTCGTACGCCACGACCATGTGTTCATCAGTCCGTTCCACCACCTCACCATTCTTACTGGCAGGGACTGCGAACACCTCATCGACCCGGTGGGCCAAGACATGATCGTAGCCGGTGGAGATCGGCGACTCACGATACCCCTCGGCGGAGATCACGTGCGACTGTTGAATACCAATGAAGTTTACCCGCTTCGGGTCGTCTCGGTCAGCGAACGGCGAGATCAGGGCAGAGGTCGACACAATGTTGGCAGACCCATCCTTCTCCTTATCGAACTCCCGTACCGTTCCGCGCACACTGGTGATGTTTGCGTTCGGCGACATGTAGGTGATCACCGCTACGTCACCGGAGTCTACGGTACTTTCCGAAATGAACCCAATGTCACTTTCCTTATACAGACGCGCCTCGGCAGTCATCGACCGACCACTGCGACCACCACGGCCACCGTAGGTAATGATCTCTTTCTGCTTCAGGTTCTGAATCGGGTTGATGTCGTCCACAATTGCCGACGCCGGGTCTTGAACGATGTTCGTCCAGACTTCGTGTGGCTTCATGGTGACCTGTGAGCTGTTGTTGGCATTGCGCGAGTTGTAGACCCGAATTGAAGCTATGACGGCTGAAGTTCCGTACGTGCTTGTGATAATGCAGGAAGCCTGCAAAGATCATGCTGCTCTGCACGTCGGTCTTGTCCATCACCAAGGTTTCATCGAGGAACTTGATGGCGTACTCGTCAGCACCCATTTGCAAGCGCGTACCCAACGGAACAACCCGGTACTGCGCCTTGGTCATCTCCAGTAGCGTATTGAAGCCTACGAGGTATGCCAGTGCGATACCGACCGGCATGGTCTTACCGAAGATGCTGATCTCGGCCATGTTGACCGGGGCCTTGTCTTGCGGCAGGTTGAGGATCTCTTCGATCTGACCCAGAGGCTGTGCATCATCGCTGCCCCGCTTGACCAAATAGAAGACGTTATCCCGTCCGACCATGATGTACTGCGCGCCACGCTTACCACAGACCACCCACCCTTTGAATCGGGTCTCAAGCTCGGTCAATGTGGCTTCATCAAACAACCGAGAACGCAGGCGGTTCTTGTAGTCAAACCAATACTCGCCATTGGCCTCAAAGCTCATCACCCGGCTACCAATCACGGTGTAGACCGTTGGCAGGTCAAGGGAGAAGTCTGCCACGTCGGCAATCTTCACGTTCTTGATGGTGTCGTCGGCAGGGTCCAAGCCTTTGGCAATGATCTGCTTACCGATCCAGTTGTCGTAGTTGAACACGGCACGCATGGAGCGATCAACGAAGATCTTGCTGTAGTAGGACGTCAAGGCTACACGGGAGCTCGACACTTTACGGATTGGCACGTCTGCTTTCTGGGTCCGCATGCGATACCGCTGACCGTTGGAGACGTACACACCGCGCTTGTCCACCACCGGCACTCGGAAGGAGATGGTCGAGGGTTTACCGGTCACAGGCGTCAACTGAATCTTGTGGACTTCATAATGACTGACCGCATCTTCCACTACCTCCACGCTATACCCTGTCACCGCGATGCCTGCTTTCTGCACCGACATGACCGCGTTGAGGATGTCCTTCTTCATCACCTTTTCGATGTACTGACTGTCCATCTTCTCGACAGTCGACTCCAGCATCGATTCATCCCGCACCGCATCGGACTTGGGATAGGTGTCGCCTTGGCCTAGAACGAGGTCTTGCTCAGTGATCTCAAGCGAGCCTTCGATCGTCTGTGAATTGTCCCAGGGGTTTGGCAGGGTCTTGTAGCTTTCTGCCAACCGCTGCATTCGGCGATACTGCGCACCGGTGTAGAGGTCCTTGTCCACCAACTCTTCCAGACGTTCCTGAATGGCGGTGGTCAGGGTTTGCTCGGTAGCACGACTGGCCACCACAGCAGGCACAGACTCACGCTCCTCGACCTGAGATTCGATGATCAGCTCACCGTCCTCATCGGTCATGATCGCATCGTCAGTAGGCGTGGCGGGGACGTCGAGGTCTGCAGACAGTTCCTCTTCTTCCTCTTGCGCCAGCTCTTGAGCAGAACCTGACTCTTCACGCATCCGCGCTTCGACTTCAGCATCATCGCGTTCATCTTCTGCAACGCGTTCTTGCTCGACTTCTTCTGGCTCCGCTTCAGCCACCACTGTGCTGGTCTGGTTGATGACTTTGGTCAACAGTTTCAGGAACCGCACCTGAATGATCTTAGGATCAAGTCCGTTCGGGGCTTCCATGGACACGTCCATGATCCCTTCGACAGGGGTGGTGTCACCTGCCTGTTCCAACGAGACGTACTCATCGTACAGGCTGTCGAAATCAAACTGATCGTCAGCCGGTTGCGGCTGGAACGCTTCCATGGAAACGCCCGCATCGGTTTTGCGCCAGCTGTCCAAACGCCCCAGGTTAATCACCAACCAACCGGTGTCACGACGGATCACCAGGTCCACTTCATGCAGACGTGCCGCATCCAAACGCCCCATGGGGGTGTTCTTACGGTTCTCGCCCAACCAGCACCAAATGTCCAGCAGGTCCATCCGCTCACGGGTGTTGAATACCTTGGTCATGAGCAGCGGCGTGATGCCTCGTTCAGCCTTACGTAGATCGGACAGCGCAGGCAGTGATTGAGGCACATCGAAGATCACCATGTGATGGCGTTCGTTCTGAGTCTTGAGCTGATTGATGCGTTCCCACATGGTGCTGCGGATGTTCTTCCAGTACCACCACCGGCTCAGTGCCGAGCGCATGTACTTGTACATCTGGCCAACCATGGAATAGTTGACCACGACCATGTTCAACGGCTCTTTGCTCGCCGCCTCGTAATCGCGCATCGGACGGACCATCATGTTTTCACGACGGTACTGTTGTTGCATTGGAGCGACCAGCTTGTACGTCGGACGAGGATTGCCTTCCTTTACCAGCAAGTCACCTATGTGATCGATGTACGTCAAGCGCTGCCCAAGTCCGAAGATGGGGCTGTCGGAGGCCGGTCCCAATTCGGTTTCGGAGACGGGCATGTAATGCAGTGTGGTGCCACGAGGCAAGGTAAACCGAGCAATCGGTCTGACCCGTGGGTTTTCCAGACCGCCTAGTCGCAAGATACCAAAGAGCTTGGTATAGCGGTCATACTGAAACATCACGGCCATGTTTGAATCGTCCTGTCAGGTTGTGAATGACGTACTTGATGGTGTCGTAGTCGTAGGAAGCCAAGAGGCTGCCATCGGTGTCGACCCAATACTGACGTGAGCGCAAGATGCGGTCGTTCTCGGCCAAGGCTTCTTTGGACATGACCAACGTTGCCGAACCGGTGTCGCCGTCAAAGTCCGCCGCGAGCCCCACCAGCTTGGTGGAATGCGGTGATTGCGTGTCCATATAAGACGTAGAGCCGGTCATGGGGAACTCAAGCGCCACATGCTCGTCATCGTCGTACGGTGCCCAGCTGTCATCGAGCTCAACCCGACGTTCACCGACCACTGTGGTCTTGACGTACACCCGGCTGGCATAGATCGAACGGTTACCGGAAATCGGATAACGACAGATCTGTGCAAAGTGCTTGTTCCAATAGGCATAACCGCACAGGTACAGCATCTCGACCAAGTTGATAGGTGAGACCAAACTGCGGTCTAGGTGATCCGGCATATCTTCGATGTCAAAGAAGATCTTAAAGGTATTGTCCAAGCCTTTATAAATCAGGGCAAGGTAATGACCTTCGATCTCCACAGGACGATGACGCATCTCCACCATCTGGTACCGATCAATGACCGAACTCAACCCATCACGGGTGGTCCAGGTATCACGGGTCTCAGGTGAGAGCGTTACCCATGTTGGGCGTAGGGTGTCTTTGCTGATCAGTTGAGCTTGACCTTCACCGGATTGAATGCGCTCACCAAAAGTGCGCCGCAGGTGGTGAATGGTAATGGGCGTGACCCCTTTGATGACCTGGAACAACCCCAAGCTGGTGGCATCGAACCCCGGTGCGTTGGCATCGTTCAAATCCGCAATGGAGGTGTCCATCACCGTCAAGACGTTTCGCGTACCGTAAACCACACGCCGCGACGCCCACTTGTCCAGAATAAAACCGTTCTTACCGCCCAGCATCCCTTCGATGAGTTCGTAGATTTCCATCAGGCAGTTGGTCAACGCATTGCGCGCGATGTCCAAGGCTGGGGATTCCATGTCACTGGTCACCGGGATGGTGTTGCTGATTGACAGCGCGCGGTAATAAAGGTCGTGAATCTCGTTCTTGGTGACAGCACCGCTTTCAGAGATCTCGATGTCACGGATACCGGCAGGCAGGACAGGGATGTAACGCGTCAAGGCGTCTTTGCGCCACTGGTTGATAAACTCAACCCGCATCATCCGCGTCGGTGACTTGCTCTTGCGCAGTTGCAATTCATGGAAGTGCCGCACAAAGAAGCTGTAACCGGTTTCGGCCTTGTCCGAGGTGTCAGCCACGAAGTCTTTGGTCACCGGGTCAAAGATGGCGGTTTCCCGCCCAGCAACGATGCCTCGGTAAATGCCCTTAAGGCTCATCAAGTCACGGAAGACCTTCGGGTGGAAGATCCGCACCTTAAGATCGATGTAAGAGAAGTTGCGGTCACGGTCATCTGAGCCGACCCGACCAAAGATTTTGGTAGAGTACAATCCATCGTCGTGAAACTCGCTACTGGCCCCATCATAGATGTCCAGACTGGTCACAGGTGTCATGTGACTGACCCGTTCCTTCGTCAGCACCATGGGCCAAACTTTGGCTGGTGTTTCCGCGTAGTTCATCGTACGTACCTGTAAGTTCTTGGTCGTTTTCGACAGTTGGTATGAAGGAGGCTTAGTATTATAAGCCGATTTGGAGAATTTCGATGGCAAATAAAGACGAAATCGATCTGAGCGGGCTTGACCTAGATGATTTCGACTTCGGCATTCCTGAGTGGAGTGCAGATGAAGAAATCGACAGTTCATCCCGTAAACCGATCGACAGCGTAGTAAAAGGTACGAAGGCTGGCCTCAAGAAAGAACTGGCCTCACCGTCTGCCTTACGCCGTGCGCTCTCGATGGCGTTGCCCGAAGGCTATGGACTTGCCGCAGACACCATTGAGAACGTCGCAACAGATGCTCGATCGCTATACGATAAGGTGACCGGAGAGTCGCCTGAGCTCGTACGTGGCAGTAAGGCTTTTGGCCGTAAGGCCATGAACATGGTCGGCACCAAGGTCCTGCCTAAGAAGGTGGCGGACCGTCTCAACAATGCCCTCCAAGAAGATGAAGACTATAGTGTCAAGTCTTCTAACGACTATCGCCGGGAACAGGAAGAGAACGACCTGGCAGGCTTAGCTGAGATTTTCAAAGCCTCAGCAGCCGCTGGCGAAGAACGGGCTAAACGTGACGATGTGGAAAGCATCGAACGTAAGGCCATGGATCAAGCGCGGTTCAAATCCAACATTCAAGCCCTGTCTGCAATTAATCGCAGCATGGCACGCTTGGTGGGTTACCAGGACAAGATTACCGCGCGTTATCAGCACAAGATGCTGGAACTCAATTACCGCCAGTATGCCACTACCAAGCAGCTGACGGATTTGATGGCTGAAGCCACGTCCAAGCAGACCCAGATCCTTGAAACCATTCGCCACAACACAGCCCTGCCAGAAGCGGTGAAAATCCGTGGCAGCGAAATGTTTGGGCAGTTGGCTAAACAACGGTTGATGGGCCAAGGCTTGAACTCGGTGTCCAATTGGACGCAGAACTACGGCAAGCAGGTCATGGACAACGTCTCCGGTATGATCCGGGGATTGCTCGATCCAATGGGTGGTGGCCTTGATGCCGCCGATGGCATGGGTAAAGCAGAACTCGGTGGTTATCTTGCCGGGTCCAAAGCGGGCGCTAAAGTCCGCGACCATGCGGCGATGTTTATCGCCCCCTACCTTGCCAAAAACAAGTACGTGGCAGCCGGTGGAGAGAAACTGCGTAGCACCTTCACAGGCCTTCCACAACGCATCAACGAGTTCGCACAGTCCGAGTCGGAAGGCTCCGGGTACCGTGCGGTGGCGATGCAGACGTTCAAGAGCTTCCTGCCCCAGTTCAGCTTGGATGCAAGTCCAGGCGGTACCGCAGTAGACAAGCTTGATGAAATCGGAACGTTTGACACCATTGCCCGTCGTTCATTGATCGAGATCATTCCAGGCTACCTGTCTGAGATTGCCCACTGGAGCCGTGTTGCGGTCACCGGGGAAAAGGACAGTGAGAAGAAGGTCTACAACGTAGTCCGGGGTGGGTTTACCTCGGAGAAGGAACAGCTCAAGGACGTTCAGCGCCAGATCATGTCCCGCTCGGAGCGTGAATCGCTTCGCGGTGCTGCGGACGAGTTCCTGGTAATGATTGGTGGGGACATCATGTCCTCAAAAGCCCAACGGGTTCTGAAGCGCAAGCTTCTCGATGAGTTGGCCAATGGTCGTGACCTGGTGCCTAAACGGCTCGCCGACCCTGTTGAGTATCCGGGCGAAGACGTAGGCATTGTTGATGAGATCACCTCCTTAATCATCGACAGCTTCGGACTTGACTTCGAAGGCAATAGCACGGACAGCAGTACCGAGGGCCGTAAGCGGTTTAACAACATCCGCGACCAGTTCTTGCGCATGGCCAGCATGATCCCTGCCAGCGGGGATCGCATCCGTATTCTGGGTGACGTGCTTGGCAAGGACAGCCTTCGTAAGCTTGGGTACATCGAACGACAGGATCGTGATGATGCTATCAATTACGATAAAATTTGGAGTTCGGTACTCGATGAGGATGACGAACCAGGCGAAGCTCGAGCTTCGAAAAGCAACAAGGATGGTGATCATCGCCGTGATATCCGTACTAATCGTACTTATGTCGATGATCAAGTTCGTGGCGATCTCTCCGATCGTGCTGCTCGAGCTGATCGTGCACGTGTTGAAGGGGATGCCGAAGGACACTTCGGTGGACTCGAACGATTCCTAGGTGACAAGAGCACCCTGATCACGCTGATCCGTGAATCACGTAACTTCCATGAAGAGACCGTGAACTTGCTGAAAGCGTTGAAAGGGTGCGGGTGTGTTGGGGCCGGTTCTGTTGCAGCGCCTACCGGTGCAGCGGGTCGTCTCCAGCAAGTGAATCAGTGGACCGAAGAGGCCATCAGCAAGAGCATCGATAAATTCGATGAGGTCAGGCGTGAAGCCAAAGACATCTGGATTCAAGGCGAAGACCATCCACGGTTAGAGGAATGGAAACTCAAGGCGGAGATGTACCGGGACAAAGCGTCCGGTGAAGTCATCAAGCGTTGGGAAGACATTCAGGGCGATGTGGTCGACCTTAAAGGGAAGACTGTAGCCCGTTACACCGAGATCGTGGAATCGGGCGTGATTGCTGACCATAAAGCCAAGGTCATCAAGCGGGCCTCCGATCTCCTGGGTCGGGCTAAGGGCAGTAAGCTTGGGGTTGCAGCGGCGGCAGGTCTTGCATCTGCTCAAGCGCGCCTCTCAGGCTTCATGGGCGGTGCTGACACAGACGCCACAGCCAAAGAGCAACGCAAGTTCCGTCCACGGCTTAATCGCCTGATGAAGTTCTTCCGCAGCGACAAGGCGGATGCAGACATCAGTGGACAGCTCTCAGGCAACCCGAAAGAAGACATGGTCACCTTGCTGATGCGCTCGGTCCAGTTGCAATACGAGACGCTCAAGCAAGTCACCCCTGAGAAGATCCGTAAAGGGTCCTTCCAAGACCTGTTCAGTCGCCGTAAAGAAATGCTCGGTGATGCCAAAGAGAAGATCAAAGGCAAGTTTGCAGACACTCAAGGCTTGTTTGCCAAAGGGGGTTTGCTGGCGGGTCTGATGGATAAGATCAAAGGCAATGGCGGTGAGGATGGCAATGGCGGTGGCGGTATCCTGGACACCTTGGGCGACATTGGGGATATCTTCGGCGGTGGTGACAGCGCCGATGGTCGGACCCGTAAACAACGTCGTCGTGCGGGGCGTACTGGCAAGCTCGGTAAGCTTAAGAACCTAGCCGGTCGGGGTCTGGATAAACTGGGGCTCTTTGGTAAAGCAGTCAAGCTGGGTGCCAAAGGTACAGGCCTGATGGGTCGTCTTGGTTGGGGTGCTACCAAGCTCATGGGTAAAGGGGCATGGGGTGCCTTGAAACTTGGCAAGAACGTCTTGACCAATCCGTTGACTCGGATGGTTCTCGGCCAAGGGGCACGGATGGCACTGGGTGCTGTCATGGGTGCGGCAGGCTTGATCAGTGCTCCGGTACTGGCAGGTGCTGCAGTCGTCGGTGGGGCTATTGTACTAGGATCGTACGTCTACGGTGCCATGAAGGACAAGCTTCCGCCGTTGATGTTGACTCGGATGGCCCAATACGGTATCGATCCTGATCCGAAGAACGAGCAGATCGGTGTACTGGTCGAGCTTGAAAAGCTCTTTGCGAAAGCAACGTCGGTGGATGCAGAAGGTAAGGCATCGATTAACGTCCAGTCTGTGCCGTTTGAATCAGTTGCAGCGATCCTGAAACTGAACACCACCAATCCCGATGGCGAACCACAAGTCCAACGGGCGATGCATTACTTGAGGAACCGCTTCTCAGCTGTGTACTTGGCGCATGTCTCCAATTACTACGCGCTGACCAAGTCATTGGACCTGACTCAGGCTGACACCAAGCTGACCGGTAAAGTGGCCATGGAGTTCTTGAACAAAGTGACCCTCAAGGATCGTCCTGAAGTCTTCGAGGACATGGTGGCACCGTTTGAGAAGGAAGAGTTGAAAGTCGATGCCGGTGATGTCGAGGATTACATTGACACCGCCAAAGGCATGATCGAAAAGCAGATCAAGAAGGAAAACAACCCGGAAGGGAAGTCAGCTTCTGAACTGCATGCCGATGCCCTCAAAGCAACAGCGGCTGCTGGGGCTGTGGCTGGCGCGTCCAACATGGGTGCTAAACCTAAGTCGGATCGTGCGGTAGGAGCGCCTCCGGGAACACCGGGTGCGAAGGGAACGACTGAACTGTCCATGAATGCTGGGGATAAAACCAAAGGCACCCTTCCAGGTGGTCTGGCGGTTCCAGCAACGACCGTCGCGGCTGTCACAGCCACGGTGGTAGGCGGTGCAGTGGTCAGTGGGGATGTGAAAGCAATCGACCGCTCCATTCAGGTGGTGCAGTTAGATGACGCTACCCCTGTGCGGTATCGGGTGTACGGTCTGACAGAGATGGGTGAAATCAAGGTTGGCGTGTTGCAACTCTTGGAAACCAACCTGTGGAAGTCCGTGCAGTACGACAAGGACAAAGTGGCCAGTCTACGTGATGTCCATGAAGGCTACCTGATCGCTCAGAAGCTGTTCTCGCCGTACGACAGCGATGAGTTGTCTAACCTGTACGTCTGGTTCCATCGTCGCTTCCTGCCTGCGTTCTTGGCGTTCTGTTCATCGGTCCGGCAACGGGCCAACATCGATGCGCAGGATGCTGCCAAACGCCTTGACCCGCAACAACTGTTTGATATCCTGAAAGAAACCGCTGTCGCCACAGACGGCGCGGGCATCTCGGTGTGGGACATTGAGGAATCGCCTTGGAAGCACTACGTCCTTAACGACGACCCTGCCTCCATTGATAAACCCCTCGATGCACTGCAACTGAAGATCAAGGACAAACTGCTGCAAGAACCGAAGACGGCCAACAAAGGGATCGTGCGAGACAAAGACGGCAACGTCATCGTTGAGGACCCGAACCAAGTCAACCGTCCAGGTGCAACGGGCTCACAAGGCCCGAACGGGAACGGCGGTCTACCCGACCTGTCGGAAAAGAAAGAAGGCGTGATCTCAAGCATGTGGTCGGGCTTTAAGAGTGCGCTTGGGTTCGGTGATAAAGCCCCGCAACAAGGTGGCCTAAACCAGCAAGGGCAATCGACAGCACCTGGTGGCGGTAGTATCGCAGGTGGCACACCTGTGGAACATCCAGGTGGTGGTACCGGCGGTAACATCAATGACATTCCAGTGCCGAAGGGCGATGGTTGGGAAGCCAACCGTGAAACCTTGATGGCAGCGGCAAACATGGTGGGGATCGACCCTGCTCTGGCTGCCAGTATCGCTGGGGTGGAATCTGGCTTCCGTCCGAATGCCCTGCCGTACCGCAATCCGAAGAACCCGGCAGCCGGTGTCCTGTCGTCAGCCGCCAGCTACTACCAGGTGATTAAAGGCACTTGGAAAGGCCTGATGGCTAAGTACGCACAGAAGTACGGGATCAACCCAGGCACCACGCAACACGATCCACGCGCCAACGCCCTGTTGGGTCTGGAGTACATCAAGGAAAACGTCGATACCATCAAGAAGGTTAAATCCAACGTGACGGACACCGATGTCTACTTGGCACACTTCCTAGGCCCAGGTGGTGCACGGCGGTTCCTGTCGGCTCCTCCGGGAGACCCAGCGACGAACCACGTGGGAGCGGATCAGGCCAAATCCAACCCAGCAATCTTCTACTCGGCTAATGGACGTCCTCGGACGGTGGCTGAAGTGTACGGTGACTTCGACAAGAAATTGAAGAAGCACCGGAAAGGTGATGCATCCCAGATAGCGCAAAGCTTGAAGGGTGGGGCGGTTGAAGCGGTTGCAAGTTCCGAAGAAGGCAATGCTGCAGAACCGGCAGCGCGTGTAGAGGACACCACCTTCGCTCTGGCCGATACGACGATGCCGTCGATGGTCCGTCCGATGGACACCTCTGCAAGCCCGACCAATACTGTGGTAGAAGCTTCGTCGTCACCCGAGACGTTGAACCTGACGGAACGGGCCAACACGCGTCAAACTCAGAACAGTACTGCTGGACTGATGATGGCAGCGCGCACGGCTGAAGTTCAAAGCTCGACCCAAGCCAAAGCGGCATCCAACACCTACGGGGGTCTGGACCGCAACATGGAGCGTCTGGTAGGCGTGAACGAATCACAGCTTGAACAGCTGATCACGCTTGTTAGCCTGCTTCAGAAAGGCACTGCACTGCCAGGTCAAGGTAGCAAAGAGCAACAGCTCGTTGCCCAGGCCGGTAAGCAGACCACGCAGAACCCGGTGATCAATACCCCGAAAGCGGCAACGCGGGGTACAGTCTCGGTTGGGCGAGTCTAAGTTACGGTGTGAGGGGGAAACCCCTCACCCTATTTTCGTTTATCAGAGGTCATGTACATGGACAACATCTTAGATGACAGCTGGGTGAAATCGGCATTCTTGTTGCCATCGGATGCCATTATTGGTGGCAACGAAGCGGTGGTCAATCGCATCTATTCAACCTCGATGCAAAAGGCAACCGACACCACCTTGGGTGGGAACTTCGTTATCAACCCGTTGCCTCAGTTCACCCGTTACGCGGACCTGAAACACAACGTCTACACCAGCTCACATGCGCGGGGCAAGACGGTGTTGGTACCCGATGTCAGCCGCAACAATCAAACCAACTCCACCTCATCCAATGGCATGGGGCGGACGTACAGCGAAAAGATCGACGATAACATGCAGGTGGTCCATTTCCGTATGGGCTTTCCGAAGTTCAACAGCATGACGTCCTTCTACGCGAACTATTACTCCATCCCGGCGGCCAGTCTGGCCCGTACCGGCCGTGCCCCTGGGTTCTTCTACACCTTGGGTTGGACGCTGGGTTCGATTGCTACCATCCCCATGATGCCGTTCATCTTGGCGGGTAAAGCGATCAACTTCTTCCTCAATCGTCCGGCGAGTAAGTACTACTACTTGAAGCCGTCGATGTTGCCGTACTGGCAAGCCGTGTCCTCCATGGTCAACGGTGTCGCAGCGAACATGGGCATCATCCCTCGTCCGTTCTATGAAGGCGCCAAAGCGCTGCACAGTAAGGATGAGCAGGTCGACCGAACCGACGTTGAGAACTATGCGCGCCTGATTCCCTCGATCTACCGTAAAGACGGGGGTCTGGATGTCTTTGCCATTGCCAACCGTGGACAGCGTCTGGTGAACAACCGGCACAAGCTGCTCAATAACGAGTTGCAGGGATTGACGTCCAAGGAAGCCGTCAAGGCAGCGTTCAAGAAGCGTCTGTATGGCGAAGACTTGGGCGAGGTATTCAACAGTGTGCGAAACAGCTCAGACACCACCCTACAGGCCTACGTGGACCTGTGGCGGAACAATGAGATGCTCGGCAAGATGGAAGTCTCAGAAGCCTTGGAAAACAAAGAGGTCGCTGAGAAGGAAGGGCGGTTGGAAGACGGGTATATCTCCCGTGCCAAAGATGCGTTCCTCTCTGAAGCCCGGATGGGTTCGGAGTTTCTGACCTTGCGGGTTGACCATACCGGCACCCAGAGTGAATCGTTTAACAACTCTGCCAAAGAAGCCTCGATTGGCCAGCAGATCAACTCGATCTCAGCCAGTGCTCGTGAGACGCGCTTTAGCATGTTTGACGGTAACCTTGAAGGCACCGGAATCATTGGGGCGTCCTACGATGCCTTGAAAGACTTCATGGCAGGCGCGACACAAGGGATCGGTATTCAAGGGCTGGCTCAGTTGGCAGGTTCTGCCTACGTTGACATCCCGAAGGTCTGGGAAAGCTCTAGCTGCGACTTTAACAAGTTGTCGCTGAACATCCCGCTGCGTTCTCCCTATGGTGATCCGGTGTCTCGGCTTCAGAACCTGATTCTGCCGCTGTGCTGCATCTTTGCCATGTCGGTACCCTTGGCTACGGGTAAACAGTCGCACACCGCTCCGTTCTTGATTGAGTACTTCGCTCAAGGCCGGGCCCATTCTCGTTTGGCGATGGTGGATTCATTGACCATTACCCGTGGTGTTGGTGATGTGGGCTGGAACAACGTAGGCGGCTTTCTGGGCGTGGACATTCAGTTAGGTCTACTGGACTTGACCAATGCCATCAACATGCCGCTAAACCCCGCGTTCGAGTTCTCAGACCGCGTGATACAGGCTGCCGGTTACGGTATTGGTAAAGGGGTGAGCTTCCTGGCCCCGTCTGATGTCGACACTGCTAAGATCGGCGAACAAGCCGCCTCGGCACTGTTGGGTTCGACTTACGACGATGATAACAGCTACACGGACTACCTGGCAATTCTGGCAGGCATTCCCTTGGAGCAAGAGATCAACGGTCTGCGTAAGTGGGCTGTCCGCTTGGCACGTCAACGTGTGGCCTTCGACGACGCTCAGTCGCCAGACCGCGCCGTGATGTGGGCCATGTCGGGCGTGTTCGGTGACATGGCGAAAGCCATCGGCAATGCCACCGATCGTCAGTAACATTCGTCATAGGGCCCAGGGCAGTTGCCCTGGGCCTTTATGCGTCATGACAGGTTAGTGACCATCAACGGGTATTGTTCACGCAGGACTTCATCGGTGGTGACTTCTGGGAAGTACGGGGCAATCTGAATCAACGGACCGATCACCGCATGGTTATCTAGTGTCTGGACCGCGTCGGTCGAAGCCCCTGCCAAGGCAGACAGGTCATAGATGTCTTCACCGCCACGACTGACCAGGTACCACCGTGGGTTCAATTGGGACATCGTGTCCACCACAAGGTTGGCGTAAGTCGGGATGTCGGCTGGACGGGTCTCAGGCAGCTTGAAACGCCCCAAGAAGACCTTTATGTAGTCTGGCTTATGGGTGATGACCGTTTCAGCGCCAAGCTCTGTGATGACGTGCTGTGTCGCTTCTAGGGACCCTGATGCAGCCACGACGGGTAGGCTGTAAATCATCGCCTGACGGTAGACTTCAGGATCGATGTACTGCTTGACGTCACGGGAGTAATCAAACGCCCCATAACCCGCCGCTTCTGTAAAGGCAGCACCCCAGACAGCGGACTCATACCCGATGTTGATCATCCGGGCAAATTCAGGATTGCCTGAGAGATCACCGACTAACCCAAGCAGGTTACCGTAGTTGGTGATGTCCGTGGGATTGCCGTATTGCATCTGCCGCGCAACGGATTCACCCGTGGTCTTGATCTTGTTAACCAAGCTGGGGTCCATGTCAATGAACGCCCCTGCCTTGTCCAGGACCGTATCGCCCACGTTACGCAAGATACCAATGGTGCTGGTGTTGAACATCCCCAGACCACTTTCCAGCATTTGCCGGCCGGTTGCCCCTGAGGTCTTCAAGGACATCAGGTTGGTCAGGCCGTTGGCCAATCCACGCAACCCGCCTGCTCGGTCAATGGCTTGGTTAGCCACGCCTTTGGATGCTTCGTAGATCTTGTTGATAGGTCGCGTGCTGGTGAGGTCATAGGCATCGGCCACCTCGAGTTTTTCGGTGTTGTTTGTACGAAACAACGGAGTAGAGATCAGTGACATGACCATCCCCAACAAAGAAAAAAGAAAGTGTGAGTCATGAGGGACCGAAGTCCCCCATGCGGTCACCGTTACTGGTCGCCTGGCTCGCTCGAAGCGGCTTTATCCAGGTTGTCGAGCTGGTACTTGATGTCCTCGCTCAACTCGGCCCGAATGACATCCAAGGAGCCGGTGTTCTTCAGTGCCGTACGCAGCAGCATCCAATAATCGAGTTGCCACTGATGACGGTCCTGCATCATGATCTTCTTACCGTAGAGGTAGTAGTGGGCCAGTGGAAGTTCATTGGCCAACAGATCGCGTTGCAGGGCTGGATTCTTCTCCAGCTTCTCCAGCATGCCCAGCTTGAACATCTTGCTGAACAAGGCGTAGTGGGCGGTGGGCAGTTTCTTACCCAGTTCCCGTGCGGCTACACCTTTGATGATGCGGAAGTTGTTGTCTTTGAAGCCGGTCTTCATGTAAAACCACAGTCCTTCCAGTGTGCGGAAGTGACCGAAATACGGGTGCTCAATGTTGCACTCGGACAGATTGCTCAGTGCACGGCCTAATGAGGTGGCGCCACGCGAGTACACGTTGATATGGGTTTTCCCATCTTCTTCCGGGTTGATTGCCGGGTTGGCCGAAGCCTTGGGGGTGCTGTCATTAGACATGGCTGCAAGGTTCCTGTTAAAACTGGGTGGACTACTCTGGGTGTGGTTCATTCCGTATCACCGATGTCCTTAGGGAGGTTGCGGTTAAGCACCTGATCGAGTCGGGTACGTTTACCAGGGTCAGGGCGTACCATGACAGGACGGACATCCGGCGGTTCATGTGCATCGATCTGCTGGATGATCTTGTCCAACTCCGCATCGGTGACAGAGTCATCTTCGTCGTTGTAATCCACGATGTCTGCGTCAGGGTCAAGACCCTTTCCGGAGACGACGGAGGACAGGTTATCAATCGCCGCATACGGGTTCTTGAACATGTCCGTGTTGACGGTGACCTCACGGCCGTCGCGCATGACCATCGTAATGCTCATAGAATAGCGAACAGGGCCGAGAATCTGCACGGCTTTCTGAAACGTCTTGAAGGTGATCTGCTTTTTAGCGATCGCTCGGTTAAAGTTATTTCGCTCTTGACCGATGTCCTTAGCGTTCTTGGGAACACGGGATAACGGACTGGAGAGAAACGCGGTGAGTCGGCGGTTCCACGGTTTGGCTTCGATACCAAGTTCCCTGAGAATCTTCCGAAAGAGATGCGTCAATGGATTAGCAGCTTCACGAAGAAGCTTGTTTTCGTCATCCATCATCCGACGTTGTTCTTTGCTCATGAGGGGTGATTCCTAGATGAATTATCTCAGACAGGCACGACTGGCTTTAATCAGTTCGAGCACGTCTTCGACGACGAAGTTGCATTTGCGTTGGTAATACTCGCTATCAGCAGCATCCAGAGCTTGGAAGCCTTTAGCGAGCTTGAGGGTGTAGTGACGGTATTGAAGCAACCAATCCAAAGGATGGATCAGGTCTTCCCCGTCGGCAATGTATTCTTCCAGGCTGCGTTCACCAAACAAGATTGTCCGAGACTTCCACTTCTCAGGCAGGTATTGCTGTTTGCTGACGAACACTGAAGCCTCAATAATAAGCTTGCTCAACTCATCCAATCCAGATGATGCGACAGACAGGCTTACCACTCGGGCTTTTGAGGGTGAGAAGGTGCGTTTATTTAGTTCATCGAGTTCTCCTAGTTGCAAGATTAAGGTTTCATAAATCGAGGTGCCTTTCGGCGGTTCAGGCTCTTTTGGCTTAAGCCACGGGAATAGGTTTCTCAACATGTTGTTGCCCCAGCACGATCACTCTTCTCAATCCTATGAGTGACTTACTTTTTCGGAGATGTACGCGATGTCAAGCATTAACCCCATTGAAGGCGAATTGATGCCTGTCGCTGATAATGAATACCTCGGCAATGCGCCGATGGAAATAAATGATTCGGTCGACCCGTCTGACATCATCAAGACCACCCAAGCGATTCGGGTGGCCATGGTGAAGAATGAACTCAAACACGGTGTCCCTAAGATCGATAAGGACGCAAACACGTTGCTTCAAGTCCTACGAGATATGGACCAGGCGGCCCTGACCACTCGGAAGATTGACGTGGAAGAACGCAACGTCAATGAATCGGAGCGGCTGGCGCAGGCACAGAATGAACTGCTCAGGATGCTGGGCGGCAAGAACCCGTTCGCTGTAGACCTGACAGCAGGCTCGGCACCGCCTGTGGCAAACCGGGAACCTCCAAAGCTACCAGACGCTATAGTGGTCCCAGATGTCACCACTCAAGGTACGCAACCGGTGAACTACGAAGACTTCGTCTCGTCGGTAGAAGCGGCTGAACGTTCCTTGTTGGAGGAGTCGGACGAGGATTGATCCTCATCGTCTTCCGGCATGCGGTACGACCCTGGGACAATGAAGCAGAAGTCGACAACTGGCATGTGTTCGATGTGCAGGAAGTCTTGCATCACCAGCTCAAAGAGTCCGTGCTTATCGGCTTCACGGAACACCTCACCTTCGTTCGTTTCAAACGCCCCAGGCTCTTTTGAAAAGAGCTTGGGGACTATGACCGACAGCCCGTTTAACGGCTTGCCTAACAGGGCATCGCCATGGACTTCTAACCAGCTGTGGATGTCGTATGTCACCCAACCGTTGTAGTACCGGTCGAAGAACTCAGGGTCCAGTTGCTGGCGTGAATAGCTGCCTACCCCCACCTGGACATAAGGCGGAAGCAGGTGCCGGAGACAGTTCTTGATTGATTCGAGGAACGGACCTGGAATGACGTAGGGGTGAATGTTGATGTCGATGTTGATTGCCGACACATCCACCTTGCGGAACAGGCGTTCTTTCAGCCCTTCCACGTACGTGATCAAGACCGGGACCATCCCTGTGATCAAGCTCTTCTTCAGGACATCGAGGTCACGTTTGGCATAACGCGCGTTGAACGCCTCTGTGGTGATATGGCCCTGAGTCAGAGCCGTGTAGTCATCCAAGAGACGTTCGCGGTACGCTTTACCCGACAGGTACGTGGTCACCTTAGGATCAAGGTCGATCAGCGTACCCATGCGGGTGTCAAACAGGCAATCGATATCCAATAACAGGTTGTAAGCGCTGCTTTTATGCACAGCAGACTCCTGAATATAATGTATTGCTGAAAGATTTACTGGTCGAATTGTCCAAGTGAGATCAGCATGAGGAAGATCAGCCAATGATTGTTCTTCATCAACTCTGCCATTTGCTCACTGGACGCCACGTGCTCACGGGTTTCTGCTGGAATCGCCGAGGCACGGGACGGCCAGGACAAGCTCGCAGCCAGATGGGCGATGAACCCTTCGTAATGACCAGACGGAATGGGATTGTTCAACCACACGAACGTTGAGCCATTCATGTAAAAGTCAAACATGGTCTGCTTGGCTTCACCTTCAAGCTCTTCGTTATCCACATACCGCAACCAGAGACCTTGCGCTTCAACCATGTCACGGATGCTGTACCAGCGAATCCGGCGCAGTTGAGGCAGGTCCTGTTCGTAAAACTGTTCTTTCAGCCCGAGTGCCAGGTTGACCTTGTTATCGAAGAACCCAGAGAGCCACACTTCACTGGATTTCATGAGTCCGTCGAGAATACGTTTGTCGATGTCCGCTGACATGGATTAGACCTCGTCCAAGTTGTTGTCAATCATCATGCCCCGGTAAAGGGTCGCGACTGTAGAAGTTGAGCTGGTGACACCACCGCCTTCGGTGACGTCTTCGATGCTGGCCTCGCCGTTCTCGATCAACTGACGATCGAACTCGACTTGGGCTGTCCGGTCACCACCGCGAATCTTGATCTCTTCGATCAAGGTCTGTTCAAGGCCTTGGGCGAGCTGGGACTGCAGTTCCGGGAAGGAGATCTTCGACCCCTTGGATTTACCGGTAACCTGCCCCGACATCTCGTCCACATGCCGAGCGTTCTCGGGGATGGAGGACTTCTTGGTGAGCATCTGCGCCTGACGCCGTACGGTCATGTCAAGCACAAGGTATTTTTGCGGTGTCAGGAACACAACACCTGTCTGCGGGTCGGTGAGCCAGAGACGCTCAAAGAACGGATGTCCGATCTTATCCGCCACCGCCATCAAAGAATCCATGGTGATCCGTGGGTCTTTAAGGTTCGGCGAATAAAATGGCAGGATTTCCTGCGTGGTCCGGCCTTCTTCAGTGGCAGGTTTTGCCAATGCGCGCATGTACTCATCGAACTCGGTATCCGACATGGCATCCAGGCGTTGCTTGGTCAGCTCACCATTATAGGTGTCACCCGGAATAATTCCGTTGATGGCATCAACGATGAACGCTGTAACCTCTTGACGACTGGCCATAGTAGATACCTTAGTGCTGAGTCGGCAAGTTGTGGGAGACGATGGTTGGCAGGACCAGGGTGCGGAAGTGACGCAACCAGTCTTGCGGCGCGATGTCGTCTACCAGGCATGTACGGGCCGAGATGGTGGAGGTGTGCAGGGCAGCCAACTCATTGCGCCAGAACCGATTCAGTTCACGGATCTCAGCACTTTCGTTGTCAGCATTGCAGTGGAAGGCACGGGCAAAGCGCGTGGCCGCATTAGGATTCTGACCGGCGAGCAAATCGGCGACGGCAGTGGCAATCCGAGTAGTCATGGAAGTCTCTCCAGTGGGACGGAATGGCCGGCGGCAACGCGCACACCGGCCTCAGATTATTAGGTTGCTTTCTCCGCCTGACGGTCCTTGATCTTCATGATCAGGTCAGCGGCGGTAACTGGCTTCTTGACTTCAGTACCGGCTTGGGCTTCAGAGGCTTTAGCAATGGAGGCCATCGCTTTCTCTTTGGCTTTAAGCGCAGCATCGTACCAGTACGGACGGTAAGTCCCGGCACGCATGTTGAGCAGGTCCATGGTCGACAGGAATGGGATGTCTGCGTAGGTCCCTTTCTCTTCCAGCGGGAGCCAGAAGCCACGGGTGTCCAACAGCAGGTCCCAATCATACCCAGCCGCTACGATGTCATCGTACAGCTCCTTGGGTGTGCACATCAGGCCTTCTGGCAGGTCGTGCCACAGGTTGCGCATCATGCACATTTCAGCCGTGATGTTCATGGCACGCTTCAGACGCTGATCGTTCTCCATCAGCATGCGAACCGACTTACGGGTCAGGTTGACCGACGGGTACAGGTCCAGGCGGAAGTTTGGTTTGCCTTTGGCCTTGTTGCCGTCTTTGTCACTGATACCGAAGTAGTCGTAGCCTTTGCAGTAGACGAACTCGGTCAGCTCAGGCTTCAAGCCTTCGGACTGAGACACCACCACTTCGAACGGGATACCGGATGGGCCCGACTTACCACGCAGGTTGACCATGGTGATCAGGATCAGGTCGGTGTCGCCCTTCAGATCGTCCTCATCATCACGTGGGAACTCAGGCAGCTTGTCGGCATCGAGCAGCGGCGAGAGGGACACGCAGTACCAGCAATTGGCTGTGAGGAAGCTGAAGTTCTCTGGCACCTTCTTGAGCTTGAGGTCCCCTTTAAGGAACTTCAACCGCTTGATGTTCGGCTTGTACATGTCGAGCTGGTATTCCTGCCCAACGTGTGCCGTCATCAGGATGTTCAGACCCGAACCACCGGTCACCGAGGTGACTTGGTCGATCAGCTGGCTCTTGGCACCGGCCGCCTTCATGGCCACCATGTTCAGCTCTTTGTTACCGATGTCGCCCTTGTCGTACATGTTCATGACGCCTTCGGTCTGAAGACCGGACAGGGAGTCAAGGAAGCACAGGGTGGGCGACGGGATCTTGATCAGCTCACCGGTGGACTCATCAACGAACGGGGTGGTGATCAAGATCGACTTGTCTTTACGGCGGCTCTCGGCGTATTCGCGCATGGCGTTCCACCATTCGTTCCCGTTATACACGGTCGCGTCGGTGAACAACAGGCGGCCTGATTCGACCAGATCGATGCCGAACAGTTCAGGGAACTGACGGAACACGTTCATGATACGGCCGGGAGACAGCGTATTCTCTGAGTCATGGGCCATCATAATGGCCAATGAGATTCTGTTCATGACCATTTAAGATGGGATACGGTTGTGCGCAAACGATATGAAAAACTACTTTCTTTTAACACGGAGTCATACCGATGAATTTTGACGACATCTACGGCGCTATGGATCAACAGGTCTCGATGGAAGACCTTGAGCGCCTGGCTACTAACATCTCCCTGGAAGCGGCATTGGGTGGTCTACAGCAACGTACAGCCCCACGCGTGATGCAGTTCTTCCGCAGTGCGTCTGGGTTCTTTACTAAGATCAAGTTCACGGCCATCAACGTGGCAGGGCTGACCGCCCGTGACTTGAACGGGTACGTGGGTGCAGTGGGTTACGTAAACGCATCCAACAAGAATGTCATCGTACCGGAAAGCTTCACTGGCCAGTGGGTCCCTTACAGCGCTGCGCTGAAAGAAGCCATGACCAAAGCCATTCAGATCGAAGGGATGATCCTGAGTTTCAACCAAGCCCTTGGTCGCATCATCAACGATCCAGCCGCCCTGACGTCGCTGTCGGGCATTGGCTACACTGGACCGCGCTCGTTGGGCCTCACAGCCGACATGGTTGCCATTGGTAAGACCTACTTCGATCCACGCAGCAATCACATCACCCGTGCGCTAGGCTCGGTGATCGAGCGCCCTGTGGACATCGACACCACCGTGGCTAACGTCAACGCTGCAGCGTCATTGGACAAGGCGCACCCGCCTGCCAAAGCCCTGAAGGCGGTGAGCCGGACCATGGAGATGGCTGACACCCTGATGGCAACTGTGAAGCTGCTGACCGAGAACAAGAGCCTCTCTCATCAAGAGGTCCTGGACGTTGCGTTGCAGGAATTGGTTGACCTGACTCTCAGCATCGCCAAGGAAATGGAGTCGTACGGCACGCTTCTGTACCGTATCCGCCAGTTCTCCGAGGCGCTGAAAGACAGCCTGAAAGAGATCAAAAAGTAAGCCACGCTGCATAAACCGATGGGAGGGCACCAGTCCCTCCCATCTATGCTGCCTCAGGCCAACTTTTCGAGATGTTGCGATTGCCGAAGCACGCTTTCCACATCGCGCAACATGGTTTCACGATCCAAGTAACGCAGCCACCGTGGCATGCGTCCGTAGACCAACTCGACAGCCTGTTTGAAATCACCTTGCTCACAACAAGACACCACTTGATCGACCACCGGGCCTTTCCACAGCACCCCGGCCGTCATGGCGGGGAAGGACAGGGACCTTGGGTCATTGACCAGGTAAAATAACTTGTTGAACTCCGCAAGCAGTGAATCATCGGGGTCGTAATTTCGGATCATCCGAAAGTACAAACTGACCATGAACACTGTACGCTTAGCCGAAGTCCAAAATCCATGTGATTGGTTCATCGCAACAGATCGGTACATAGCGAGCCCGTTATTTCACTAATTTGAAGTTGCCGAACGGATTAGCCCAAATACCAATGTCGTCAGTCGTCTCGATCACCGTTGCATAACGGATAACCGTATCAGACTCACGCCAGGTCAAGGCCACCACTCGCTGAACATTCTCAGCAAGCGCCGACAGCGCATTCCGACCAATGATGTCAGAGCCAACGATGAGTCGGACTTTCGTCTTCGCCACCGGGACTTCCGGCATCGCCCTAAGCTCGCGAGCAAAGGCGGTGTTGAAGTTCACGGTCACATCCAGGTGCTTCACCGCACTGGTGATCTCCTTACGAAGCTTCCGCGTCACCTTACCTTTCTTCTCAACGGCTTCATATAGTAGGTCGGTCAAATCGGTTGAAATGACTGACTTGTCCCCGTCCATGAACTGGTCAAGGATTTTCGCCAGACCGCTCAGGTTATCCACGTTGTAATACGACAGCCCCGTCGGTGTGACGTGGTTGACGACCGGTACGCGCTTTTCAGTCTGCAAGCTCATATTCGCCTTGTTTCGGCGGAACACTGACATGCCAAACTTGATAATGTCCTCCGATACGTTAGCGTTCAGGATGTTACGGAGCGCGCCTACAAAAAGGTGCCCGACCTGAGTGCTGTCTTGCTGAATGAAATGTTCCCGTACTTTCTCAAGGACAGTAAGCTGTTCCTTAACGTAGAGAACCGCGTTGCTGGAGTCAGACTGCGGCTTGGAGATGTCTTCATCATCGCCGTGCTGGCCTGTCCAGTAAATGAATCGACCGTCTTTAGCTGTCCGACACTCGGTGGCGTCAGAGCTGAAGTACCATTTTGGCTGATCCATCATCCGGTTGTGATTGATCACGGATTTCCAGTAACCCTCCGGTTGTTGTTCCAGTTTATAGGTCAGGTTATAACCGTTCATTCCGATACAGTTACCCTTACCTGCCCACTGGTCGGCCATTTCATTCCCCGTATGGCCGGCGTGTCCCTTGATCCAGGCGAGCGTGACCTGGTTATTTGAATCGCGGAACTTGTTAAGCAGTGAATCTACTTCAAGCCAGTCTTCCTTGTTGGCGACATCGTCCCCATTACGATTGCGCCATCCGGTCTGCTTCCATCGGTCGAGATACTTGTTGATCCCTTCAACGACGTACTGAGAGTCAGAATAGATGATGGTGTGATGCAAGCCCTTTTCCAGGGCGTAGTTGAGTGCCTGTTTAGTGGCAATCAGCTCAGTGTGATTATTGCTGGTGGCCTTAGGCACACCACCGAATGTATCGATGTAGTTGAGGATATTGACTGCTTGGCCTTCATCTTTGGTGTCGCTGTAGCCTTTGGCAGTCGGTGTCGACTTGGATAAACCGCTTCCTTTAACCGGTAGGCTATCCGCGGTATAGACATACCCGTGGACTCCCCAACCTCCGGCCTTCTCAGAATTATAAAACCCACCATCCGAGTACAACACCCCTTTGTACAAGGGTATGGTGGATTGCTCCTTAGTTTCCGTCATTACTGAACCTTCGACAGACATAGTTGGCGTGACGGTCATGCTCATGTTATATCCCAGATCCTTTCTGAAAAACATCACTTGAACTTGACTTGCAATTTTGACTGTGATGAAGCATGTCCTCTTGCAGGAAACGCTCCTCATCATCGATGTATTGCTTCAACCGCTCGGCGTAACTGAGCAGGACTTCCGTGCGCATCGCATCATCTAGCTTACTGATGTCGATCTTAGGCGGGACTGGCCGTACGTGGCCTAAGCGCGGTGAGCGTTGGAAGGCTGGGCAGTGTTGATGCGGCATGGAATGCGGCTCTGCTATCAGCGGGGTCAAGGTGTAGGTGATATTGGTGGCAGTGGTGTGATTCACGGTTTCGACATACGCACAAGAACCGAGAGACACCGCGAGCCAAAAGATGGAGGCTACACGGGTCCCTCGAAAAGCTTTGGGTATCATCATGGGTTATTCCTATTCGCTGAGACGTCTCCACCGGTCAGCCAGATCGGTTGACGGGGGACGAACAGGTACGGGTTTCTCAACCGGTTGTTTAGGGCGTGGCCGGGAAGGTGTTTTAGGTTTCGGTTCCGGCGATGGGGGTTTAGCGGACTCCAGGTGCTCTTTGAGTTCCAAGTAGCGGGCCTGGTATAAATCTGCGCGTTCGGTTAACAGGGGGATCTGCGTGTCGAGTTCCTTTTGCAGACGAGCATGCTGCCGTTCATGACGGCCCAACATGACTTCTTGTTCTTTGGCCAGCCTGAACACATGCACGAAAAGCAGGGTCATGATGACGAAGCCAACAGAGGTCACGATGAGGGCGAGATTCTGGCGAACAAACTGTCTAAAGGTCCGGTCACGCAACCAGAGCTCTTTGATAAAGAGCGCCAGTGCCCTGACAAGTTTAGCCAGTGCCATAAAGTACATCGTATTCCCTAAAATGGTATGGACGTTCAACGTTATTTTTAACGACTGTCATAAGTTACGTGGCCATCTGCCCGGAGAACGACATGTACAAACTGAAGGCGTTTAGCCTTATCTCTGCTTTGATTGATAACACGCGGACGGTGGTCGCTCCGATTGGCGAACTGTCGCCGCGTGCTTTGACCTATGCTCGCGAGAAAGAGTACCTTAACTCTGCCGCAGCACCGGGTCATACCCTGGTGGTCTTCTCTAACACCCGTGACGGTGTCATCGAGCAGACTGATCCTGTATTGGCCAGCAAACTCCTGCTGATCAATAAGTGGATGTACGAACAAGCCCTTGCCGGTAAGTTCAACACCAGCATCGAATCGTTCCGCACTGCGTTCATTCAACAGTTCGGTTCGCAATACGCCATCTGGTCCATCGGTGCCATGGTAGAAGCACAATCGAACGTCTGGTTGCCAGGCGTGATCGAAGTGCGGGACATCACCAACGATGACATCCAGTTCAAACTGTGGTACGCCACGGAAGTCTTCGAGCAACAATTCGACGAGTACCAGATCGTCGTGGTCCCACCGGTGGATGACCTTGACGTCTTCTTCTTGGGCAGTGCACAGGTCAAGTCGGCATTAGCCGCCCGTACACACGACCTCACCATGGAAGCGATTCAGGAAGCCAAAGAAGGCTACCCGGAGACGTTCGTCAGCGGTGAGATGTACGAGTGGTTCGATCCGATCAACCCGCTTGACAAGACTCGGCGCATCGCCACCTACTGGACCCCAGTGATCTACGGCATCGCAGGCCGTAACGTCGATTCCATCAAGGAAGCGATTCGCGAATACATCCTGGAGAACAGCACCCACACCAAAGAAGAGTGGGCCACGATCTTCCCGGAGATTTTCACCTCCACTGAGTTCCTGTTCGTGCCTCTGTGGGGGAACTACTCCATCACCAACCGTGAACTGGAAGCCGGTCTCTACAGCTCCGTGACCAATGTCCTGCAGAGCTTGGTGCATCTGAAGCGTCTGGTGCGGGGTGAGGGTTACACCGAAGACTACATCCAGAACAATGCTGAAGTGTTCGGGGCGTCTCACAAGGCCATTACGATCACCGTGACCGGTGGTCCGTATAACCGTGATGGCGTGACCTCCTTCGTGCAGCGTTACAGCGACTACATCAACGTCGACCCGACTGGCATGGACTTTGGGCGCATGGGTCCTGAGACCCGTCGGATGGTCTTGGCGTTGGCTGAGATGTTGGCAGTGGCAGAATCGATGACTCCAGATTCAGCTGTGCCGGTCAAGTTCACCCGTCTGATCCGTGACGGTGTGCTCTACGTGGCCTACACCCTGGATCGTTTCCAGTTGATCGTCACCAGTAAGTACTCGTACAACGACGAAACCCTGGCGGGCGGTACTGATGCAGGCGAGCCTGTGTTGGAATAACGATCCGACATAGCGAGGGGGTGACCCCTCGCTTGTTATTTACTTGACGAGGCATACATGAACCCGTTAATGATGGCAGCAGCAGAACGACGTAAATTAGGGCGAGGCCTATCCAGTTTGTTAGGTCGTAACCTGATAGCTGGAAACAGTGACCTCGGTTATTACGGGGTGTTCACTTCGTCAGAAGTAATCCGAGGTGACCAACTGGCCAGTCTTGTAGGCGTCTCCCAAGGTGCATCGATCTTTGCCGATGCAGGTTGGCTAGGGTTCTCATTAGACGGCAAAAGACTCTTGGTTGCAAAGAAACCGATTCGACACACCCTCAGCTGGGATCATCTGAATGCAGCCGGCGTGGCCCTCGGTAAAGACGTAACCATTAAGAATACGACAATGAAGGTGAGGCTGCTTCGAGGAGCCGCTTATTCCCCGGCACGGGACAACGAGCCATTTGCATTCGATGACGATTCCGACATGACCAAGGGTTCGGAATGGAACCGTACGCTGTATCATGTCTCTAAGCGCATTCGCTCAAATGGCAGCTTGTCGACAGAAGGTATCGCTACAGGTGATTTCGCCCAGTTCCTTGAAGACGAACTAGGCATCTCGGGTAGCGCTAACTGGCGTGCCAACTGGACTCAGGAAAAACTACTCAACAATAGCGGCAAACGGATCTACCGAGGCAACAACATTGTATCGGATGTAGACGGCATCGAGTCATGGCAGTCTGGCGGTCTTTCATGGCGACCAGTGCTGGAACTGATTGTCTGACAACATAAGGGGAGGGGCAGCTGCCCCTCCCTGTTATGCGGTTTTCATTTTAGTACCAGCCTTTATCCCGTTTGAGGGGTGGGACTTGGACTTCAGCAGGCTTTGCCGGTGTGGCAGGCACGACAGCAGGCGGACACCCCAGCATGTCCAAGACTTCATCTTTGGTCGTGGACAGGTACATGGATTGGCCATGCTGCAACATCTCAAGGACAGTTTCCTCACTGACGCTTTCAATCAGTTCCTTGACAGACAGGAGGTACGTCTTTCCGTCGTCTTGGGATTGCGCGCTGAACAACCCGAACTTTCGCCACGTCTCAAGGTCAGGGTCCAATGAGCACTGGTAGTTTAACCTGTACCGAACTTCGTACAGCAGGGGCAAGTCACGCCCCGGCCATGTCCATTTGTTCGGCCCGTTGCCAGTGGTAGCAGCGCCCAGGTAGAAACACGCTGTGGGGGCAATCAGGTTCATGCAATGTCCTCAGATAATGATTACGTGTTCGTTGTAGGCCCGCTTCAAACTCACGTGCGAATCATCGATCACCGCAATCTGACTGTTGGGGTAGCTGTTCTGACTTTCAAACGAGTGGCTGATGAAGAACACTTGCGAGTAGGTCTCATCATCCATCAGGTCCTTGAGCGCCAAGGTGAGGTTCAGGCGATGCACTTCATCGAAGGTCCGACCCAATTCATCCAAGTAGAGCGGGTACCCTTCAAGCCCCAGGAACTTGTACACCACCAACCGGAATGCCTGGTTAACAATGTCAACCTGACTGTCTGAACCAAACTCAATGTCTGGGATCATGTTGTCCGAATTGTGCACGTACATCGGGAACTTGTAGTTAAGCTCCCCGTCCTCGAGGTTACAGGTGTCCAGTGCCAGGTTGTAGCCCCACACTTTGGCAATCACTTCGTTGATGCTGGAGATGAAGGTGTTGATGAACACCATGATCTGCTCGGCAATGATACCGTCCCGAGGGGAGAGGATCTTTTCCAGCATGATCAAGGCTTTCTCTTCAGCCTTGGCTTGTTCCAACGAGCGATTGAGGTCATTGACGATCCCCATCTGCACTTCGGCTTCGGCCAGTGATTGCTCAAGCATCCCAAGCTGCACCTGATGACGCTTGACCTGAGACTGAATCTCCTCGACAGCAATGAACTTGACCATCTGATCCATCAGCTCATTGAGCCGATCCAGGCTGCGCTGAACCGTATCGCCAATTTCACGGGCTTCGATCATGCGGTCGTAGAACTGGTCCACTTCTTTCAAGGTGGTCCGGGTATCAGTCAGGTGGTTTTTCAGGTCCACGACCCGCTCACTCAACGACAGGGCCACATCCCGTAGGCTGCTGGACTTGTCCAACTGCTTTAAGGCATTGAGACGGTCTACCAACGGCGCGATCTCATGATCCAGCTGGTTGATCGCAAGCTTGGTCTTCACGTCACTGATGAAATCCACGCACACCGGTACCAGCTGACGCCCTAACCCAAAGCCGCCTGCGGTTTGCAGCAGTTGCCACAGCTCGATCAGGTCAGGGTTATGGTCCCGTAACCGATGCAAGGTGTGAATCACATCGCCTGCCTGATGGGCTTCTTGCAACCACTCACGAACGGCCCGAATCCGGTCTTCCATGGTGCGCTTAAAGCGCGTGCCCTTCTCCAACAGGTCTTTGATATTGCCTTCCTCGTCACCTGAGATCCCTTCTTTGAAGTTATGGTGACATGCTGGGCATTGAATCGTCGAACTGTTGTGGATGTGATCCAGGCGATACTCCAGTTCCCCAATCTTTGAGGTCCCGGCCATCATCTTTTCCTGCAACTCACTCAGTTCCCGTTGCTTGGTCTGAATGGTGTTGCGATCTAAGTAGGCAGCATCCACGGCGTTGACACCATGCAGGGTCTCGATGGTCTCCTGAATGACGGCAAAGCAGTATTCGTGACTGGGCAGACGACTTGGATCGGCTTTAGTCTTAAACTGCTGACTTAATCGTTCCTTCTCGGCACCCAATTGCGTCAACCGCTCTTGCAATTCGACCGGATCGATCTCTTCAAGCTCTGCGATGCTGTGCAGCTGCTTGTCGATCTCCTGATGACGCTCTGAGACCTCGTGTAAGGCCGCCTCAAGCATTTGCGCTCGAGACCTGAGGCTTTCCTTGAGTTGTAGAACCGCGTCGTCCTGAGTGCTCTTAACGGCCTTAGGGATCGACACCCGTAAATACTTAGCACGGGACAGCAGCGCATCAACATCAGCGGCTAACTGGTGGTACTGACGACTGTAAAACTCGAAGTTATCGGCAACCCCATCCCGGCGAGAGTGCTGGTGAAGGCGAATGAGCTTCTCAGTGATCTCTTGGGACTGTCTGCGCAAGGTGTTGAACGTGGCATCGTCAATCTTCTTGGCGGTCTCCGATACCAGACGCCCGGACTGATGCTTAATGACCGCACTGGTGTCTCGTACAGCCCGTTTGACCCGACCGTGCAGTTTGATGACATAGTCAAAGTCTGCCGAGGATAACAAGGTGATCCAGTGACGACGCTCCAAGGTGCTCATCTTGGTGAACAAGAGCTGACCGGACAGCACTTCGTGCAGTTCGTTGGTCATGCCAAAGTGTTCACGGACAAGTTCTTTCTGGACAGCGCCGGTATGGCCTTCGTTCAGTTCCTCGCCATCACAGATAAAACTGTGGACAGGTGACTTACCTGAGATGTCAGTGCGCAGGACGTAGGTCTTGCCATTGTTCATGACGTTGACTAGCTTGTAACCACCGGCTTCAAAGTCGCTCTTCTCACCGGGTAGAACTGTAAAGCCCATCTTAAGCAAACTTGATTTACCCGAGCCATTGGTGCCCAGTACGATCTGGGTTTTCATGGTCGGGTTGATCTCAAAGGTCTCAATGCCTTTAAGATAGAACCGTCTGCATTTATGCAAAACGAGTTTGGTGATAAACATTGGGTACTACCCTCCCCTAATTCTGTAGGATAGGTCTTGTAAGTTTCATTTTAATAGAGGTGGCTATGTTCGATAACACCATCAGCATGTTCCGTCGGGTGATGATCGGCGTAGCGGCTGAGAACAAGAAACTCGGGTCGGATCAACTGGTCATTACGTCCCATGAAAAGCTTGGGTTCATCGATGGCGAGATCGTCGATCGGGTAGACGCACTGGAATACGAAACAACCAACAGTGACGGTAAGGCCGTCGCGGGTACCGCGTTCGTCTCCAACAACATCACGGCCAAATGGCTCCCCAGTACAAACCGCCGGACACCCCCTGACGTGCAACGCGGTGAGTTCGTCGAGGTGTACCAGTACGGCAGCAATGATGAGTACTTCTGGCGCAGCATGGGCAAGGATGACAAACTCCGAAGACTGGAGACCGTGGTCATTGGGATTGCAGCCAACCCTAACATGGACCAGGATGGCTTGGACCTGGACAACATGTACTTTCTGGAGGTCAGCAGTCACCAGAAGACCATCACCCTGTCCACCAGTCAAAAGAACGGCGAGTTCTGCACCTACGACTTCCAGTTTGATCTAGGGAACGGCAAGGTGGTCCTGCAAGACAACTTGGGTAACTTCGGGTTCTTGGACTCAAAGAACAAACACATCAAGTTGCAGAATCAGTTGGGCACCTACTTTGAACTGAACAAGCAAGACATCAAGGGTTATGCGCCTCGAGACATTAAACTGACGGCAGTCAACAATGTCGATGTCAAAGCCAAGAAGATCACCTTGGACGGTGGCGGCAGTGTGTTCACCTTACAAGCCGGTGGTACCACACTGAAGACCCCAAGCTTCAAAGGGAGCAGCTGATGGGCATTGTATCGTTAGTCGGTGCAGATAGCGCCGGAGCCACCATTGTTGGACCGGGGGCCTCTAACTGGACGTGGAACGGGAAACCGCTTTCATTGTTAGGTGACGCCGTAGCAGGCCACGGTAAATCGCCTCACGCCGCACCTACCATTGCCACAGCCAGTCCATGGATGACCATCGATGGGATTCCAGTGACACGAGTCGGTTCAGTGGCAACGTGCGGACATGGGACCACAGGTTCCAGTGACATGGACATTCCGTAACGGCATAGGAGGAGGGCGGCCGCCCTCCTCCTATGCTGTCAGCTAATGGTTACAGCACTGTGTGACCACTTGATGAACTCACCCCGACTGAAGGTCTCAGGCTGATGGGAAACGCGCTTCTCGTCGACCTTAGGATTCCAGCGGAAGTTGTACGTGTCCATGAAGCGGTGTTGTTGCAGGTTGTTATCGATTCGAATGACCCAGATGCCATTCTCTTCTTCAGAGAGATATGACGGCAGCAGGCCCAGTTGGGTGCGCAGGGGCCACAAGGGACGTTCGTCAAAGTAGAACCGGCCCGGCAGGTGAGTGCGGGTGGTATGAACGATGTCGGTGGTCAGATGATCGACTTCAATACCCACGATGAACGATTGGCTCAAGGTAAGCAGCTCAAGCATGCATTCGTTGCTGTAGAAGTTCTGCAGGTCATAGTCCTTTTCATTGGACGCACTGACTTCATGGAAACGCTCCATGGAACTCTGATCGATCAGGTAACGTGAGACCATATACCGCTCAAGGAACGGGATGCGCTTCATGTCCACCTTGAGGGCGTTCTTACCAATGACCTTAAGGTCTTGGGTCGCCAGATGCAAGTATCCCCCAATCACCACGCCCATGACCTTGTTCGTGGTATCGAACGGCACCTTCAGGTAGAAGGTATCGGCGTACAACTTCGTGGGGTCTGGGTTATAGATCATCTCAGGGGTGATGCTGGCAGTGTGAACCCGGCCGATGTTCTTGAAACTGATAAGGCCGGTCAGGGCGCGCTCAGTCTTGCGGAACGTAATCCCACCGTCTTTGATGTACACGCCATCACGGTCCGCATCCAGACGGTGAACAAGACCATTGATGGTGGCCAGGCAGTGCCGTTGCACATCGACGTAATCGGTCTCAGGGCGCGTCAGCCAGATGTCGGTCTTGTCGTAATCGGTGGCATCGTTGAACGGCGAGCCTTTCGGCACGCAGAGGTCCACTTTGAACCCAGCCTGCCACGCATCTCGAGCCAAGGCGCTGTTCACGGTGACCTTAGGAACACCGGTCAGAGTGGGCAGGGTGTTGTTGCCGTTCGCGACCAGCCATTCGGCCACAGTGGTGCCTTCCAAGACGGCTGTTAGGATCGCTGCTGCGTCCGATAACCGCAGGGTCAACTTACCCGCCACACTGGGATGGGTCAGGACCAGGTAGGTCTCGGCATAATCTCGCTGGAGAGCCTTGACGCTCCGCTGACGCACGTCCAATTCCTCATAACGGACATTCGGCAACCGGTGTCTAACCAGCGCGCGTTCGTATTGGTACATTTATCGACTCTCCCACGATAATGGTATGTCAGTTGTTTGATAATCGGCATTAACCAAGTTTATTTTTCGAAAACGATTCAAGATTCCCGGCTCCGTATATCGGTGCCAGAACCGATGGAGATCCCCAACGGAGAGCTACAATGAGTACTGTACTTCCACAATACCCTTTCGATCCGACGGGGCTCGCGGTATCGAACAAGGTGACCGAAACTCAGGCGATTGAATCGCGTGGGATGTTCGATCACTATTACATCATCCCGCGCAGCGGCCCGTTCTATGCTGAGAGCGTAAGGCTTCGGTTGTATCCGGTTGGCGCTAACGTCAATAACCCGGCAGGCGGCACCCCTCTTGAAGAAGGTGTGCATTTTAACTTCGGGTACCATTTCGCCCACGCATCACATACCATTGGAAAGCCCGTCTACGGGGCGATCTCCTTTTATGACCGGGACTTGGTCGGTCAGCTGCGGATGGAATACCAGAGCCTAGGTGGCGACTGGGTCCTTGACAACCAGAAGATGTCTGAGTTGCTGTTGAACGTGGCCTACAACCCACGTATCGCAACATGGGAACAGGTTGTTGAACTGCCGCATCAATTCCCGGTGGTCAACCATGACTTCAACATCGACGATTTCGTCGGCATGGGTGAAGTGGTCGATACGCTCGAAGACATCACCAAGGCCATCGAAGAGAAAACCGCCGGTGGTCAGGCTGATCACGTCAATAATAAGAACAACCCACACGAGGTCACAAAAGACCAAGTCGGGTTGGGCTTGGTGGACAACTTCCCCACAGCCGCCGTTGCCGAAGCCATTGGTGGAACCGCCAACAACCGGTTCATGACGCCTCTTCGGACCAAGCAGCTGATTGACGCGGTGGCTACGGTCGCCCTCAATGCTCACGTTGCAGATAAGACCAACCCTCACGAAGTGACCAAAGCTCAGGTCGGTCTGGGTAACGTGCAGAACTATGCACTGCCTTCTCAAGCGGAAGCGGAAGCTGGGGCCAGTAACGCTCGTTATATGACGCCGTTGCGCACCCGTGAAGCCATTGAAGCCATTGTTGGGGTAGCGTTTGCTGCACACGCCAACAACCGGACGAACCCTCACGGGGTGACGAAGGCTCAAGTAGGTCTGGGTAACGTTCCGAACATTGGTGTTGCTACCGATGCCTCGGCGCTGCAAGGTATTGCCGATGACGGGATCATCACGCCACGTCTGCTTAGCATGGTGTTGTCTGAAACCGTAGGTGAAGGGGTTACCGATCACATCGCCAATGCGAGCAACCCTCACGGGGTGACGAAGGCGCAGGTTGGATTGGGCAGTGTGCAGAACTACGGGATTGCCAGTGAGGCTGAAGCCCGTGATGCCACGTCGAACCTCAAGTACATGACGCCGTTGGCCGTTCGGTACGCGGTGGCAGCATTGGTTGGTGAAGGCGGCGTGGGTGATCACATCACCAACTTCGAAAACCCACACCACGTTACTGCTGCCCAGGTAGGTACCTACACTGCTGAAGAGTTGGACGTCATCTTGGCAGACAAACTCGACGATACCGCTCCGGCGGCTGACGCCCTGGCTATCTTCGGCATGTCCCAAGGTGAGGTTGAAACCTGGATCGGTGGTCTACGGGCCGGTAACAGCGCCCTGTTCGACGGTAAGACGTACGCCCAAGCCACAGCGGACATCCTGTCCGGTAAGGCAGCCGATGCGGCTAAGCTCGACGGAAAGAGCTACGCTGAGATTGCAGCGGCCATTGGCTCTGCCGTAGAAAGCGGTAACTTCCAGCACACCGTTCCACCGATCACGCCAGTGGCCGATGAATTGGGTGACATCCGAGAAGCTCCTGAGCATTGGCTCAAGATCGGCAAGTACCTGCAACCGCTGGATTACCAATACGGCGATCTGACGCTACTGATCACCGGCGGCCGGGACGAAGACTCGGAAACTGAACGGCACCATACCGTACTGTTCGAGATGTCCACCACCAACGACTACCCGGTCGATGGTATGGAATACATCCCGTTGCTGGTTCGTGCACCACGCGTCAAGCACATGACGCCTGCGGAAGACCGAATCGAACTCGGTTACGTCATCACCGACGGCGTTGATGTCACTCGGCCTTTCATTGACATCTACATCCGCACCCGCGGTCAGCGGACAGGATGGACCGTCACTGAGCTGTCGAACAAGTACTTCGTGCCAGAGGTATTCGGGACCATCGATGAGGTTGAAGACCTGGTCACCGTGGAACCGACGGGCATCGTGTACCCGCCGGTCATCACCGACGGCTCGGAAGAGATCAAGGCGCTGCAGACATTTGCAGCCCGCACAGACAACCCGCATCAGGTCACCAAGGCCCAAGTCGGACTGGGGTCTGTTCCCAACTACCCAGCGGCGTCCTCTGCTGAAGCATTGGGTGGCACTGCCACCAACCGCTTGATGACTCCTGCCACCACTCAAGCCAACGTCAATCAAGCCATTGATGCGTTGTGCAATGAGCTGTCCAGTGTCATCGACACCGCAATGCCGCTGTTCGCTTAAGCACTTAGCCCACTGCGCTTCGGTGCAGTGGGTTCGTGTTTGAATTACTTTTGACGATGGAGCAGATCCATGAGTGTACCACCAATTATCCAGTATCCGCTCGATCTGGTCGGAACGTCCCCTACGAACAAAATCGTAGGTGAGCGTCGCGAGATCAACACCGGTGCTGAGCGTGTATTCGTACCTAAAGCAGGTCCGTTCTACACCGAGAGTTTTGTTATCTACAATGACGAGACAGGAGAGCCCCTGCGTCCCGTTGATGACTACCTCTTGGTGCAGCCTTTCGCACAAGCGGCCCTGCGAAGCGGTAAAGATGTTCAATCGGCCATTGTGCTGAAGATCCCTGCCCCTGTGATTGTCCGGTTGGATTATCAGGTAGTGGGCGGTGAGTATTCCTGGAACCTCGGGGCCTTGGCGGATTTGATCGCTGAGCTTAACCTCGATGAGCGGGCGGTCAAGTGGGGGTCGATCATTGGTCGTCCGATCATGTACCCGGCGGCTCCGCACATTCACGACATCGGTGACACCTACGGTTGGGAATACGTGGTGTGGCAGTTGGAGCGGGTCAGCAACGCCATCCTGGTGGGTGACGAGGCGTCTCACGAAGAACTGCGCCAGCAGATGCTCTACCTGGATGAACAACAACAACTGAAGATCGACGCGGTCGAGGATAAAGTTGTTGAGCACATCGAGGACATGGGCAACCCCCATCAGACCACCAAAGCACAGGTGGGCTTGGGATCGGTGGATAACTTCCCTACCGCTACGGATGTGGAAGCCAACACCGGTACTGCACTGAACCGTTTCATGGTGCCGGGCACGACCACGGTCTTGGCCAGTCGGATTGCCAACGAAGCTGTCAACGTTCACGAAGCCAAGAAGACCAACCCGCACAACGTGACGAAAGCACAAGTCGGTTTGGGTAACGTCGACAACTTCCTGACAGCGACTCAAGCCCAGGGCGAATCGTCCACCATCAATGACAAGTTCATGACCCCGCTTCGGACCTACCAAGCGATCATGGTCCATGCCGGTACCCTGTTGAACACGCACGTGAACAACAAGAACAACCCGCATGAAGTCACTAAGGCGCAAGTGGGCCTTGGGTCGGTGGATAACTTCCAAACCGCTTCTCGCACTGAAGCCATCGACGGCACGTCCAATGCGCGTTTCATGACGCCGCTGCGGACTAAAGAAGCGATTGATGCCATTGCCGGTAACCTGCTGAATGCTCACGTTCAAAACCTGAGCAACCCACACCAGGTGACAAAGGCCCAAGTTGGGCTCAGCGTTATTCCGAACTCTATCACCCGCAGCCGGACGTCTAACACAGACGCATCGCTGCTGACAGCGGGCGGAATGTACGATCACGTCAACTCGGCTGACCACGACAACCGTTATGTGCGTCTGAACACGACCACTAACACCAGTCTGCGGATCGTGAGCAACAAGCTGCAGTGCTACATCAGTGGTGCTTGGCGTCAAATCTGGCCTGCGACCTGGACGGGCCATGCGGCTGAAGGCGCGGCTGACCCATCGAACACCGGGCAGGAGATTCAGCTGCTGGTAGCCGGGGGTCGTCTGTATGCAACCGTGGCTGGCGCCTGGCAACAGGTATGGCCGGCGCAGTGGACGGATTAATTGCAGACATTTTATAACTAACAGTCAAAGGGGCTTTTCAGATGTTGCAGAAAATCGATTTTCAGTTCCAAGGTATCACCGAAGAACTGCTGATGGTGGACGAGTTTCTGTCAAGCCCCCACCCTTACGAACAAGGGTTGGTCAAGTACGTGTACAAGGATGCCTCCTTCGGGCTTAACAGCCCCATGGAGTATCTGGAGCACTGCGATGACAAGCCCATCAAGGTCGAAGGCTACGAACGCCTGAATGCCACGATGTTCAGGGAGTGTCAGCGGTTGGCAGAATACTTTGGCCACATCGGCTACGTGTCCTGTCACCTGTTCATCTCCCCTAAGGGTTCATCCAGTTTCTCGATGCACACCGATCCAGATGACGTGGTGGTCCATGTCATCACCGGTGGCAAAGATTTCGAATCCATCGGTCAACGTGAGTCGCTTAAAGCAGGCGATGCCCTGTACATCCCGCGCAACCACCCTCACCGGGCCATCAACACTGACAGTTCCCTCATGCTGAGTTTTGGCTTGGAGCTGTTCCTGGAGCAAAAGCTTTGAGCATGAACAAAACCATCTACGTCAAAACCACCGGGACCTGTAACCTGGATTGTCACCACTGCTTTACCAATGGCAAGAACGGGGATAAGACCCAGTTCGATCCAGACGAGACGGCAGAGTGGGTCCGGTCGTTTATGGCCAAGTACCCTAAGGACACGCATTACCACATGGAGTTCCATGGCGGCGAGCCCTTCTTGGTACCGGTGGAAAAGCTCAAGCGCTATGCGGATCAATTCATCGATCATCCGCATGTGACCATGTGTGCCAACAGCAACCTGACCTTCAAGTTGACCGACGCGCACATTGCGTTCATTCAGGATTACTTTGGCGGTTTCATTGGGACCAGTTGGGACCATTGGATTCGCTGGGGTAACGACAAGCAGTTCCAGTTGTGGAAACGCAATCTGGAAACGTTGAAGAGTCATGATGTGGGGATTGCCCTCAAGGTGTCGGTGAGTCGGCAACTGTTGACCATGACGCCTGACTGGTTCTTGGACCAGATGGAAAGCCTGGCCGTGGACGAAGTGTCCTTGGAACGGTTGACCATGGACGGCAGTGCGCAATGTAACGTGGGCATCTTCCCGGACAATGAAGAACAGGACAACTGGTACCTGGCGCTCTATCACCGTTATAAAGCCCGCAATGGGCGGGTGAAGATCAAGACGCTGGACATCATTGAGGAGAAGCTTAAGACCAACCGAGTCAAGGTCGACACCAACTGCCGCAACTGTGAGCAGAACCTGGTGACCATCAACTCGGACGGTTCGCTCTCCGGCTGCCCGAACGCGGCAGCTTCTCTGCACCATGCCCGTCTTGAAGACGGTGTGGATGCATTCTTGACCTCAGAAGGGTTGCTCAAGGAAATCACCGAAGAGCTGACCTGGAATGATCCCTGTCTTTCGTGCGATGTGTTCGACCTGTGTGGTGGCGATTGCCATCGACTGCCTTGGCAGAATGGACGCTGTGGGGGTCTGAAGAACACCCTGCGTTACCTGTCTGGTCGTAATCAGCAATCCAATTTGATTTTAAAGGTGTAACATGACTGAACAGATTACCCGTCAACGGTTGGCCAACGAAGGCAACTGGCGTATTCGGGATCGCTGTAACAGCGGTATCAGTTGGGGAACCAACAACTATCCAGCCAACTCTGATCCGGGTTGGTTTGGCGGCACCACCGGCGGCTTTGGCCATACCCTCAGCCGAGGCAACTTCTCTGCAGGCGAGCCTAACGTAGCCCAAGCTGTGGCGGCGCTCAGAGCCTTTGCCAACAACTGGGGTGGTGTTCGTCTCACGCGCATCCTGATTTACCGGACCAAGTCCGGCTACTCCAGCGGTAACGGTGACATCCTGGAATACGATGGGACCGCCGTGGCAAACACCGCGTACGGTGTCGGTAACTTTGCAGCGTCAGCGGCGATGTCGACCATGCGCGATGGCGTGGACATGGATCTGGCCGGTCTTCAGACCGCTCTGGACGATCTGTGGAACACCTACGTTGCCTATGCCCGTAACAACACAGCCACCCTGTCCCGCGTCATCTGCCACACCAGCTGCCACAGTAACTGTCACTGCGCCCGCGGTCGGCGGTAACACCCATGACCTGTCATGCAACCAGGAGCTGGCGCACGCCAGCTCCATCAACCGAGAGCCTCACCATGAGCGAACAGCCAATCGCCCCCATTCAGATTCGTACCACTGCGCCGATTCCGGCTGCAGACCTCAAGCGTAAGTTCACAGAAGACATCCAGTTTGTCATCGACGTTGATAACAGTCGACTGAAGGGTCGGGCCTTTCTGACCTACCTGTCGAACCTGAACATCAACTGCAAGTTGGAGTTCCAGTCAAACGATGCATTGTTTGCTCTTCTGGGTGAATACTTGGCGTCGACGCTGCTGGTCAAGGTACCGGATTTGGAAGACCTGGCCATGAACGTGATGTTGGCCGCTTCAGGCCGTCAGCATGTGTTGGCGTTCGATCCGTCTGAGTTCATCGAGACCAACGCCGATGCCATCAATACATGGCTCAAGCGTCTGTGCTCCCTCCCGTTGTTTGCCCTGTACTGCCAACCGCAGTTCAAGGACGAAATCGAGCAGAGCTTCCCGGAAGACACCGATGAATCCACGGTGGGGATCAACTTCGTTCGGTTGATCGAGCATGACTTCTTCCCCCTGATGATGGCGGGCATTGACGAGTCAGAGTACAGCTGGAACCGGACCTTCTTCAACGAATACATCTTTGCCGGTGACAACCTGTTCAAGTTCTTTGCGAGCATGAACAATCCCTTCTTTGTAGGGATCTTGGGCAGCCAGTGCCCGGATGAATTCCAAGCCATCCTGCCGCCGTTGCAAGGCGTGCTGGAAAAGACTTCCCTGATCGTGAAGGAAATCGAACATGTATCATCTTCGCAGTAAAGCCTACGTCGAGATCGACTCGCGTATCACCCGTGAACACCCGTATGTAGCCTTCGGTCAGCATGTGGGTTACGAGCACTGCCCGGTGGAAAACGAAATCACCGCGACCCAACTGGGCTACGCCGATTCGCTGGACACCATGAAGCCTGAAGCCTTTGCCAAGGTGATGGCCGCGGCATTCGCCAGTAAAGACAAGGTGTTTATCTTTGCCGATGGCAAGACGTACCTGCGTCTGTATGCCATGGCGGTTAAAGCCCTGCTGCCATCAGTGACCCTCGATGTGTTCCGCTGGATCTTCCTGTGCAAGAAGGCGACCTTCAACGTCTCCTTGCTGAACATCCGCAAGCCAGCCTCGAACATCCTGGCCGAGGTGGAAATCAACGCCAAGACCATCGAGGCACTGTACAAGTTCAAAGACCCGCACCAGGAAGCCATGACGGACCTGATGTGTGCAGCACCGGATGAAGTGTCGTTGGAATGGCGCATCCTGCGCCTGCTCACCGATGACCGTGTCGGTAAACTACCTAAGGTCCTGCGTAACATCCTGCGCCGTATCGCCTTGGCTAACACCCACGACGCCCTCGATGTCTGGGGTCGAATGATTGCTGACCCTGGCATGTGGGAGTTTGCAGGCTGCGACATGGACACCCTGATGAACGGGAACAGTGTCTTTGAAGGCACGCTGAACTTCCACTACCTGAACAACCCCATGTTCCTGCAACCGGGGGTGTTCGAGAACGAACCGACCCGTGACTGGGTATTGGGTCTGCTCCGCGAGCTGATCAAGGTGCTGGAGTTCTGTGACGAAGGTCCGACCGCCGGTCGTACGCGTCTGATCCTGGAGCTGATGACGTCGGACACGAACATCTACACCCCAGAGGCCTTGAAAGAACGCATCATGGTCATGTTCAAGGGCGCCAAGCGTCTGGCCCTGCCGAACGCTGATTCCGGCAAGTACGACGAGAACCTCATCCGTTACGTACTGCATGAGGACGTTGACGTCCTGCGCAAGTGCGTCCAAGGAGCTAAATGGTAATGGACCTGATCCCCGTAGTAAACATCCTCCAAGAGAAGAAGGGTAAGTGGAAAGAAGCGCACCTGATTCTGTTTGAGTATTACGTGGTGAACATGACCGGCGGTGAGCTGTTCCTCGATGAGTACCCCGATGAGTTGTTCGAGCAATATTACCAGGCGGGCAAGCGGGTCTTCGAGCATTTCGACGATGCGCTGCTCGTACTGGGTACCAACTTGGTCTATCATAAGGTCGAGCGTCTGATCCATCTGGTCAATCGCCTACAGTCGCATGGTCGGGTGCAGATCGCCACGTCTTATGACCCTGCTGGGCGGTTTGACCGGGTAGGGCGCATGGTGTTCTTCCATAACCTGCACAAGGTGAAGGAATACGTCAAGACCATCAACGTTGTGATCACCAAGCAGAACATCGAGGCGTTCCTGAATGAGAATGAAGGATATGAAGTGGCCTGGATGTGCGAACACTTCGATGTGTACTTCGATCATTACATCCCCAGCCAGATGTACGAGTATATCCAGCCGGATGAAGACCTGATCAGTCAGCTGTACCTCAAACTCAA